GGTACTGTATGCGTGAACGTCATACCACATTCCCGGACGCTTTCGATAGCGATCCGGGTTCCGTGGAACGTTCGTGGCAGACGGTACCATCCCAGGGTGATCGTGTTGTAGTGAATAATCTCTACAAACACAAACTCATCCGGAATGGGTCCCTCCCGCGAGGTCAAGTAAAAACACTTGACGAAAATCATTCCGCTGAACTCAAAACGTTTTCGCGTTTTGCGTTCCATGGTGACATTGGAGGTGATTTCGAACTGACTCGTCAGGGCTGTGTCTGCGATCATACGCTGACACGCGTCTGGGGAGATCATGTCGATCCCACCTTTCCAAGCATCATGAGGCACTACGATTATAGTGGTGCCTTGTATCCGTTGAATCCCTCTGCATGGGCTATGCCTTCGCATTCAGGTCTTACAGACATGAATGCAAAAGGCGCTAGTCTCATTGCTTTGGCGAAACCAACGAATAACGTCGCCAACCTTGCTACTGATCTGGTTGAAGCCAGACAGCAGGGACTTCCCAGTCTATGGGGAGTCCAGACCTGGAAAAAGAGAACTCAACTCGCCAACGCGGCGGGCTCTGAGTTTCTTAACCAGGAATTTGGTTGGGTACCACTTGCCAGCGACATACGTGACGCTAGTTACGCAGCCGCTAATGCTCCTACGATTATCAAAGCGTATGAGCAAAACTCGGGCAAGTTGGTAAGACGTCGGGTTGATCTTCCAGAAGAGAAGACAGAGTCGTGGTCAGCAATCACGAATGCCGCTCCGTACTTTCCAAGGACGGATAACGACAATACGTGTATTGTTGATTCGACTGTGCCCTCCAGCTCGGGTGGATGGTTCTATTGCGACCGCACGTACAAACGTACGTGGTTTTCCGGTGCCTTCACATATCACCTACCCCTTGGATGGGGAAGCCATTATGGCTTGGTGGATGCGGCGGCTAAGGCCGGTCCCTTACTAGGGATCGAGCTTACGCCGGAGGTCGTATGGAACGCTACTCCCTGGACGTGGGCCCTCGACTGGGTGTCAAACATGGGAGATTGTATCTCCAATGTATCTGACATGGCAGTCGATGGGTTGGTGATAAAGTATGGTTACGTGATGGAACATTACGTTTCATCTCGAACATACTATTACGGCGGTACCAGCAGGTATAAACCTGTTAATGGTATCGTTGTGTCCCCTGTTACTCTCTTCTACGAGACGAAGAGACGCAGGCGGGCATCACCATTTGGTTTCGGGCTGCATTGGCCTGATTTCTCGCCAAGACAGCTCGCCATCACAGCTGCCCTCGGGCTTTCCCGATGGTAGTAGGGATGGTTGTCCCACAGCCGAGCCGTATGGGCTCGGTAACCCCGAGCCCTAGGAGTGATGCCTAATGGCATTTACCGATCCAATCGCATTGACCGTCAATAGTGTCGGTCTGACCCTTCCGAAGGTTTCTACGGAAGGTGATGACACGACCTATCAGACGGCCGATGGGCTGTTTGTCGTTACCGCGAAGCATAACTATGCTAAGCGGAATCGACATCAGCTCAGGATCGACCAGTCCAAGATCACCGCGGATCCGTTCAAGCCTGCGGAGAACGTACGCGTAGGCCAGAGTTTTTATCTGGTCTTCGACGTGCCCCCCGCCGGCTTCACGGCCACGGAGTCGTTGCAGCTCTACCAGGGTTTGAAGACCTGGTTCACTGCTTCGACGGATGCGGTCATCACCAAGTTGCTTGGTGGTGAATCGTAGAGGCCTTGGTGTACATCTCACGTTTGAGGCGTTCGGTACTTCAAAAGTACCGTCGACTCCTACGGGATCTGTATACCAAGAAGCTCTCGCAGCAGCGTCTAAGGTCCCTTCGGGGACGTCCAAAGAGAAACATGTGACACGGGGTAGGAACCGTAAGGTTCTTTTCCTCGCCGTCATAAGTCTTCTCCAAGGCTTAGTCGTAGTGGTAAATGAACTATTCGACATAGTCGGATATTTTCATTTTCCATGAAGCTGCGTCCGCTTGTCATGGTTTACCATGGCATCTCCTGGTTACTGTCTCTAGCATCCACCCCCTACGTTGGAGGTGAAGTATGCACTTTCGTACATACTGAGACAGTAGAGATTCATTAGGCTAAGGATAGATGACCTCTATTTAAGGAGGGTCTATGAAAAGCCTGATGTCACTCTGGACGGTAATGGCCGAAGATTTGGCCATTACCTGCTGCACCAGCGCCACTCTTGACATTAATACCGTCAAGAGGAGAGTCGAACGCGAGGGGTTATCGTTTCTAACGATAACCCTGCCTGACCTCGGAAAAGCTACCCAAAAGTGGCTAGACCAAGGTCACGCGGAATTCCATCCCTCGTTTTACTATAGACGAGGGAGAAGTCTCCCTGAATTCCTTCAGGGTTTCTTCGTCCGCGTGTTCGACCCTGTATCTGGTGTGTTGCTTGATGAACCGGACATCGATGCAATTTTTGCGATTAGACAGTTAACACTGTCCTTCGCAAAAATCCTTCATCCTTGCACACGTGCAAGAGTGGAGGAAGCGATGTCTGACTTCGTCAGGTGTGAACGAGAAGTCCGTGAGTTCGATGCTCAAGTCGCCGAAAGTGATCTTGACGACTTTGAGCGTGTATCGAACTTGCTTTTCGGAAGAGTGTTTTCCAAAATGGATAGTGATATCCAGTATGGGACACTTCTCCCTAAGCATGGTCCAGGTGCCACAGCTGATAAGCTTACCAGTAATGGTAAGTACCAGTCTAGGGCCTGGACTACACGACTCGAGAAGTACTTTCCTTCTCATGAGTTCCTTATCCCGAACATCGACTTTATCGATGAACTCGATAAGGAGTCCTTCTCTGAACCTGGCGCAGAGTTGCCCGTTAGGGTCATCTCTGTTCCTAAGACGATGAAAACACCAAGAATCATCGCAATTGAGCCGTCGTGCATGCAATATGCACAACAAGCTCTCTTACGGTGTTTTCTTGATCATTTCTACAGGGATGAACTCCTGCAGAAATTCATCGGGTTCGACGACCAAACTCCTAATCAGGAGCTTGCTCTATCTGGCTCGATTGAAGGTCAGACTGCGACACTCGATTTGAGTGAAGCGTCTGATCGTGTTTCCAATCAGCTCGTCCGAACGATGTTGCGTCGGTGGCCCCATTTGCAGGGGGCCGTTGATGCTTGTCGTTCGAGGCGGGCTGACGTACCTGGCTTAGGCGTAATACGCTTAGCTAAGTACGCGTCTATGGGTTCAGCGCTTTGTTTCCCGATGGAAGCAATGGTCTTTACGACCATAATCTTCTTAGGGATCCAAAAAGCGCTCAACACATCACTTACCAGAGAAGATATAAAATCCTTCTCTGGGTCGGTGCGTGTCTATGGGGACGATCTCATTGTCCCCATTGGACAGGTGCGTACAATCGTTCAGGAACTCGAACATTTCGGTGCTCGAGTCGGCCTGAGCAAGTCCTTCTGGACTGGAAAGTTCAGAGAGTCTTGCGGGAAGGAATATTATGACGGAAGGGATGTTTCGATATCCCGTGTACGTCGTGATATTCCGACCACGATTGCAGACGCTACTGAGGTGATCTCGACAGTCTCTCTAAGAAATCAGCTGGCGGAAGCTGGCTATTTCCCGAAGACTGTTGAGTGGCTGGATAGCCGACTAAGGAAAATACTTAAGTATTTTCCCGAGGTCGGTCCAGACTCCTCAGTGCTGGGCAGAGTTTGCCGCTATGTCACAGTTACCGAATCCCCTTCCGGTACTGTGAGTAAGTGGCATCCCACCTTGCACACCCGTTTAGTTCGCGGGTATTACGTGCACGGTCGACCCCCGACTGATCCAGTCGGGGAGTCGTCTGCCCTTCTCAAATGCCTCTTAAGGCTAGAGTCTCGTTTTCCAACAGGGGTTGTCAGAGTGGATACTGACTTACTCCCCTGTTACGAGCCTAGCCCGTCTTACGATCTAGATATAGATCGTGAGGCTTCCTTACGGATGCCATCCGTGAGTCAAGATGAGAAGCATTTGGAACGTTCTGGACGTCCCAAGCGCGTCAGCATCAAGCTTGGATGGCGACCAGCCCTTTGAGTGAGGCTGGTGGGACTTACTTGTCCCGTGGGAGAAGCCTTTGTTCAGGAATTCAACATTTAAAAATGTGTGGACCATTCAATGTCCACACTCATGTTGATCTGTGTTCCGCTCTCTAGTGATAGAGAATGGATTCACAGCCTGATGTATGACGTCCTTACGGACGCATACTGGCTTCTGGCGGACG